GAGCATCAGCGCATCGGCGTAGGTGCCCATGTCCTCGGCGTACGGAGAGCCCTTCTTCGCTTTCCACTGCCAGATCATGCCGAGCTTGAGCAGCCGCTCGTCCAGCAAAAACGAATCGGCGTCGTTCATGAACGTGTCGCCGGCGCCGCCGGCGTTGAGCTTCACGCAGTTCTTGTCGAGGTAAACGAACATCGCCTTCACGCCGGCCGGCAGCGCTGACGCGAAATGGATCTGTCCGCCGTAGATCGTCCACTCGCCGCGACTGTCGCTGATGCCTTGCAGGCGCCGGCGTACCCAGTCGTCTGGATCCGGCACAAAACGCATCGGGCCCTGCGTCTGATCCGATCGCCACACGTTGGCGGTGAGGATCATGCGCTTGTAGTTCGCCGGCAGATCGTAGTCCTTGGTGGCGCCGTCGCCGGTGTACTCCTGCAATGCGCGCAGCCTGGTCCAGTCGCGCGTATCGTAGGAGATCCGCTGCGCCATCTCGTTAGCGAGCGACAGCATCTCCTGCATCGTCCGGTTTGCGGTGATGTTGGTAAAGACCGACGTCGGCACGAGCACGCCGACGTTCAGGCAGACATCCTTCACCACCGAAACCAGTGACATCGATTAGGCGGCTTTCGATTGTGCCTCCGTCGCCATGCGGACGAGCGTCTTGCGATTGATCGATCCGTGCGGCGCGTGGCCGGTTTGCGTTTTGATGAACTCGCGGAGCTGGTCGAGATCCATGTCCGCGAAATTCTCTTTCTCACTCAATGGCTTAGCGGGAGAGCTCAAATTCCCCCTGGCTGCGAGATCTTCCTCGAGCACCTGGTTGCGCGCACGCAGCGCCTCTAGCTCGGCCATGAGCGCCGGATTAGCGGCGCCGCGCTTGGCCTCCTCGAGATACTCGATCGCCTTGTTCTTCAGCTCGCGTCCGCCGGTGCCCAGGTTCTTCAGCTCCTGGCCGTCGACCGCGGCGAGGTTCTCGACCGTGTAGACGTTGAGCGCGCGCAGCTCGGCGCGTCGCGCCTCAGTCAAAAACGGCGCGTGCTCGAGCGGCGTGCCTGATTTTGTCTGCGAGCTGTGCTGCTTGAATTGCTTGTACTGCCGATTGAAGCGCTCGGCGTATGTTATCGCGGTCAGCTCGCCGCTGACCGGATCTTCCTGCCAATGTGAGATCGACGTCGCGGGAAACACCGAGACGCTGCGCGAGCCGGGGAAGCGGATCTCAACGATCTCCATGTCATCGAAAATCGGTCGCCCTTCTGACGCCGAGCGTGATGGGTTCTTCATCGCGAAATTTTTGAAGATCGCGATCGCATTCTGGTCAGGATCTCTGCCTGTCTGGGTAGCCATGTCAGTCTCCGTCTGAGGGAATGGTTGGTCGCACTACGCCACTGACTCGGAAGAGGGCCGCCGCGGAACACCGCAGTGAGGGAAGGTAGCGGCGGCCCCCACCAACAGCGTTATGCTGCCGGATTGCTGTCGTAGAAGCGCCAGTTGAACAGCGGGTTGACCATGGTCAGCTCGCCCATCCAACCGATGAACTGCGCGATCGCGTCCTTGTCGATCGGCATCTGGCCGTCGCCTTCGAACACCTTGTCGAAATTTCGATTCGGGTGGTACCGCAGCCGCAGGCTGTCGGTGTGCAGTCCGAATGTGGTGTTCGCCGGCATGTTCGATCCAATGCCGCCATCGAGCACGATCTCAGCGCGCTTGCCGCCGCCGATGTACTCGAGGGCGGTGAAACCGAGCTTGCCGAGAGACGTCTCGTTGGTCTGCCGTTGGATCGCGACCGTCGCCGCGTCGTACGCCGCATAATGCTCGGGCGACATGATCAGGAGATCCGCGTAGTCACGGCCGCGGCTCTGCTTGTTCATGATGTACGAGATCATTGGACGGATGGTCGTGCTCGACACCTGGGTGCCGATCGCGGTCGCCATCGTCTGCGCGTCGTAGGTGGTGGTACGCCAGATCGTCGCTGAGCCGCGATCGATGCCGCCGTAGTTGCCGGAGTTGGTGACGATCGGCACAGCCGTCGCCAGGCCGGTGAGCTGCTTGCCGCCGTTAGCAGTGCCATCGGCGTAGAGCGCAACGTCCATGGTGTCCTCGAGGGCGCGTTCGGCAGCGTCGATGTAGCTGTCGTAGACGTCCATGAGCTGGTTCTCGCCCTCGTTGTTCAGGATTTCCTGCATCGAGAGGATGACGGGCACGACGACCATCTTCGGGTCGAAATACGCGTCGTTGAACAAATCGATCGCGGGATTGAGCAGCTGGTCATAGCCGCTGTACCACTGGGCGACTTGTTTCGAGATCTGCAACGTCTGGCGAATGCGCGGACCTGAGTAGGTCTGCCACAGTCCCTTACGCCGCATCACCGCCAGCAACGCGTTGTTGTTGCTGACGAGGTCTTGGTAGCCACTCGAGCGCTCCTCGAGCGCCATCGAGAGGATCTGCTGATAAGCAGCATTCGTGTTGATGTTCGGCATCGCGAACCCCTATTAGACGCTGCCATTGACGCGCTGAATTGCACGTTGGATGGCTTCGCGTCGGCCAACTTGCTTGCCCGTCTTGGGTCGCGACTGATTCGACGCGTTTGAGGCGGCGCCTGCCGGAGCACCCGAGATCGAGCGGTCGGTTCGGGTCTGAGCCGATGGATCTTCGCGGGTCTGAGCCGCACGGGCTGCGACTTGGGGGTTCAGCAGTGCTGCGCGCTGGTAGGCCTCTTCCAGGCTGAAACCGTGCCGCAGCTCTTGCTCGATTGCTTCCCCGAGCGCGTCGAAACCAGGATGCGTGTCAGCGAACTGATCAACCGCGGATCTGGTCTGACGAAATTGGCCGTCATACTGCATCTGGCCGACCGTGTTGGCAAGGCTCTGCACAGTTTGCATGAGCTGGCCGATCTGATGCTGCGAAGCATTCTGCGCGTTCGACGCCTGCGTCGCCTTGAGCTGGTCGGGCGTTTGGCTGAGAACGTGATACGCGACATCGCGCAGATTAATTTTATGACCGTCGCTGGTGCGAAGGTTCAGGTTGCTCACGATGAGATCGAGGCCGGCGATCGGATCCGCGCGCAGCCGCTGCTCCATGCCAACGTAATTGCTGAGCGCGCGATCGAGTGTGGTACCGTGCTGCGTCGCCATGTCGTGGAAATGGCGAATGCTGTTCATCGTCTCGTGATCGCCGCGGTACTTGCGATATGCCCCATCGAACTCCTGCGCCATCCGGTGGACCTCGCCTCGTACACTCTCAGGCGCGCCGGCCCAGTCCGCCTTGGCGTGGTCGGACATTCGCGGAGGTGGATCCCGAAACGGTGCGTCAGCTGCTAGCGGTGCATGGCGTTGCGCGGGCTGTTGCTGTTGCTGAGCTGTATCGCCGCGCTGCTGTTGAGCGCCAGGATCCTGGCCTGGTGCTGCCTTCGCGGGATCCCTAGCGAACTTGCCGCCCTCGCGATAAGGCCCAGTCTTAGCGGCCGGCTCTTTCGCCGGCGCCTCGGTTTTGTCGGCGGCTTTCTTCGCCGGCGGACGAGCTGCGGCCGGCTTTTTCGGCGCGGTATCGCCTTCCTGGGCGCGCTTGAAGGCCTTCTCGATCGCCTCGCGCCGGCTCTCCGGCCGGCCTTTGCCGCCCTGGATGTCACCGACAGGCTTGTCGGGCGCCTGGGAGCCGATCGGCTGCGGGCTCGACGTCGGGTTGGGGTTGATTACGACCTCGCCGCCTGGTGCGGGCGAGGATCCGCCGCCGGCGGGCGCCGGCGTCGTCACTGCGGTGTCAGTCATCGGTGTTCTCCGGTCAGGCTTGTTGCGGCCGCTCTCCGGCCTTGTACCTTTCGATCGCTTTCCTCAGAGACGATCGACGCGACGCTTTGACAGCTCGGTCGTCGGTCGATCGTCTCTTCGGCGTGAACTTTTCAGTGCCCACCTCGGTCAGGCCGAGCGCTCGGCCGACAGCTCTGAACCGAGCTTTCGAGGTGTAGAATTTGCCGTCGACCTGTTCGGTCGGCTCCATCGTGTCGCTGATCACCATCGGACCAGGCAGAGTTGAGCGCTTCGGCGGTAGCGTGTTACGAGCTATGCGCCAGCGACCAGGCTCGACCTCGACCAGCTCAGCCATAGACCACCGGCATGCCAGGCTTGCCGACGACCTTCGTCACCGGGATCCCGCGGCCGTTGGTTGCTTCGGTCACGAGCATGCCGGTCGGCTTTGCCGGCGCAACAGCTCCGGCTGTATCAACCACTGGCATGCCTCCAGATGCGACGGTGACGACAGCGACACCAGGCATCACAGCCTCCGTTTTTTCGCCTTGATCTTTTTCGCGGTGCGCCGCTTCGGTGCGGCCTTCTTCGCTTTTTTTGCTTTCCGACGTTTTTTCTTTCTCGGCTTTTTCGTCGGTAGTACTTGAGATCCCGGCGGCTCGTTGATGCTCTCGATCGGCTCTGGAGCGCCGTTTCCGTTGGGTTGCATTGTCCTCACCATGGTTATGCCGGCGGGCGGGATGCCCGCCGGCGGGAGCTGTTAGCGATGACGTTTGGTTGCGGCCTTGCGGCGTTCCTTTTCGTCCTCGTCCTCGTCATCGTCGTCTGGCTTGGGTTTGGGGCCCTGGCCTGCTGCCTGTGTCGGTGGCTGCTTCTCCGCGGCCGGATCCGTCCGCTCGAACGGAGGCACCTCTGAGCCTGGCGGCTCGTTGATGCTCACCATGTCGCCGTTCTCCGGCTTGGGCTGTGGAGGATTGGCCTCGAGCTGCTGTTTCTCTCTGGCCTCGCGCTCTTCGCGGAATTGCCGATCGCGATCGGTTTCCTCCGGTGACGGGAAGCCTCCTTGCGGGGCCTCCCGCTTCGCTTCTTGCTTCGCTGTCATGTCGCCTCCTAGACGAACGTCCAGTTCGATGCTGCGGTGGTGACACCTCCGGTCTGCACAGTCACCGGCACGGTGCCGGCGGTCACCTTCTTCGGAGCTGCGGCGACCGTCAATGACGTCTTGCTGACAAACACGGTCGTCTGCTTCACGCCATTGACGTAGACCTGGCTTTCCTTCGTGAAATTTGTGCCGGTGACAGTCAGCGCGGATGTGCCGGCGCCGGCGGCGACGTTGTCGGGCGCCAGGCCGCTGATTGTTGCGGCGCCGCTCGGCGACAGCGTCGACGCGTGCTGACCGTTCGGTGTCGCGGTGTAGTTTCCGAGATCCGAGAACAGCAGTGTCGGCGCCTCGGCGCGGGATCCTGGTGCCGTCACGACCGTCTCGGTCCCGGCGCCCTCGTGCGCCGTTCCGCCGAGCGCAGGGGCTGCAAACGTCGTCACGGCGCCGGCAGCGCCATCATCGGTCTGCACTGCGCCTGGCGTTGTTGGCGGCCGCATGCCGAGCATGCCAGCTCCGAAATTGGTGGGAGGTGTCGGGCCGTCAGGGGTGACAGTAGAGGTCGATTGGGCCATGGGTCAGTCCTTTCTGTTGATCAGTCGTATTCGTCCTGGCGCGCCAGCTCACCCATGGCGGCCTTACTCAGTACACCGCCACCACCGATGCCGGCGAGCGGGATCTTGCCTTGCGACCACCACTCGAGCGCCTTCTTGGTCGGCACGTTGATCGCCTTCGCAGTCGCCTCAAGCTGGTCGTTCAACAGGTTCGTGATGGTCTTGGGTGGTGATTGCAGGCCGGTGATCGGGCCGTAGCTGAACCATCCACCAGATTGTGCCGACGCCGGCGCGATGCCGAGCTTCTCGGCCGCCTGGTACCAGGGCTCGACCATCGGCAAATATTCCGTCTGTCTGGAGATCAACCGCTCGGCCTTGCTGCCGAGCGTGTCCACGATGTCGCCGGCGTCGAGCGCGCCGAAACCTTCCTTGCGATATTTCGCAAACGCCTTGTCGTTCGTGAACCACCCGCGCGGCAGCGAGCCAGGCTGGAGCTGGTCCATTTCGTAGAGCGTCGATCGGATGTTGTGCGTGTCGCCGGTGACGTCGCGAAGGTTGCCGCTCCAATTTTCGCGGAACGTGTATGGCTTCGGGTTCGCCCAGGGTCGCTCGCCGCGCGTCGCAAAATCCTCGGCGAGATTCACATGCATGCCCATCATCGGGAAGCCTGGCCGGTTGCCTTCCGCCAGGTAGCGCTCTGGTGTGAGCGGATCGCCGCGCGCGCGCTCGTACATGAGATAGCTCGAGTTGCGAAGGTTCGGCGGTGTCTGCGTCCGCGGTGACGTCGCGGCGCCCTGGCCTGCCCACTCACGCAGGAACTGCACGGCACCAGGCACCTCCATGCCGGCGTCGCGCTCGAGTCCGCGGATCACCGGCCCAGTGTGATAAAATTTCAGCAGCGGGCTGTCGCTTTCGACCATCGGCCGCAGCCTGGTCGCGATGTTCTCGGCGATCGCCGGCGTGTTTTCCATGATGATCGCGGCGCGGCCTTTGTTCGGCAGATCCGCCGGCGTCTCGGCACCAGGCAGATGTGCCTTGACCGATCGCTGCGGCACGAGCTTCTCCGTCTCGGCGTACGCTTCCGGCGTCGTCTTGAAGATCGGCTTCTCGGCTTCCGGCCAGCCCTTGCGCCCAAATTCTTTCGCAGCTCGGAAGATCGAGGTGATGTCGTCCATCGACGGCAGCGCGCGCGATACGATCGCCGGCGCCTTGGCGACGAACTTGGCAGCCGCGCCGGCGGGACCGGCTTGGGCCTCTTCCGGCTGCATCGCCGCGGCGCCGCCGTAGATCGCAGCTCGAGCTGGAATCGATGCCGCCTTGAGCGGGCCCGACAGCATCAGCGCATAGTCGAGCGGCGTTTGCGGCGCGAGCACCTCGGCGACGTCCTTGAGCCGGTTGCTCTCGGGATCACGCGCGATTGCCTGCTGATAGTTTGCCCTGGTGCGCGCGGCCGCAGCTTCAGCCGCCGCGGCCGCCATCGCTTGCTCGTCCACCGGCAGCGCCGGATCGAGTGCGTACTGATCCGGCGCCGCCAGGTCGCCTATGCGCCATGCTTCCATCTAACAGCTCTTCTGAGCCTTGCTCGGCGCTACCTGGTCAGCCGGCTGACTCATGTCGCCAGCGCGCTCCAGCTCTGCCTCTGCGTTTTCCAGCTCGGTCAACTCGCTGCCGGTGATGCCGGTCAGCTCCTCAATGATCGTTGGATCCATGTCTGCGTACACTCGTCGCGGCATTGCAGCCTCCTTTCGACGTCGGTATGGCGATCGTCGCACACACCGCATCAGTTACACCGCAGCACGTTGCCCGCGTCATACGAGCAACGGCAGCAGGGCTCCAAAGATCTTAGCTCCACTGCCGAGAAAAAGTCTCACCAGGATCAGGATGCACACGAGCGCGAAGATCACCCAGATCAGCTGAATGATTTTCGGAGGGATCGGTACGTTGACGACCGACGTCAGCACCCAGATCACCAGGTACACGACGATCGCCAGCAGGCAGATGTAGATCAGCGCATAGATCACGCTCTCAAGCATGGTCGCCTCCTCTGTTCAATCGCCGGGGCCGTAGCCCCGACGAAAGATCGCCGCTGACACCACGATGTCCGAGCGATCTCGTGGGGTGAGAGCCAGCGACAATCATCGTGCAGGCCTCGCCGGCTTCGGCATCATCGCCTGCTGCATCTTGAATTGATTGTTGGCACGCCGCTCATCGGCGCGCGCGGCGAAGTCTTGTTGCCGTTGCTGCTGCGTTTGTTGCGCGGCAACGAGCTTTTGTTGCCCGAGCTGGAGCTTCTGTGCGTTCTCGGCCATGTGCGCCTGGTGGCTCTCGCGCTCGGCGACGACCTTCTGGTTGCTCTCCTGCATCTTGACGACATTGTCCATCGCGCTGTCGCGCGACTTGATGCGGGTATCCTCCTGCTTGCCAAACAGCTCGAGCCTTTTGTGCTGATCCTTCTGCTTCAGCTCGGCCAGCTTGACGTTGTTGTCCATCTTGTCTTTCTCGCGCTGACGTTTGTCGTTCATCGTCGCGATCTGCATGTCGACCTCGCTCTTGGCGGTGATCGGATCCTTCTTCTTGTTGGCGCCGCCCTGCTCGGCCGCGATCTTCATCTGCTCGACCAGCTCATCAATCGCACCATCGAGCATGCGGCCCGATCGGAAGGGCGCAGTCGCGAACTTGAGCACCTCGCCGGCGAACGTGGCAGTCTTGGGCTCCGCGGTGACCATCGCGCTGAGCTGCGGGATCAGGTTGCCGAGCACGCTGACGAACTCGGTGCGGCGCTGCTTCTCGCGATCCTCGTCGGCCTGGATGGTGCTGTCCGTCTCGATGTCGAGCACGAAGCTCTTGGCGCGGTTGTCCTTCAAAAACTTGAGCACCTGGTCGACCGTCGGCTTCTCGCGCAGTCGCTTGATCGTGGCGATCGACGTCTGCTGCATCTGTTGGATCTGCTGCACGCCTTGCTGCACCATTTCGGGCTGCGTCTGCATCGCGTCGCGCACCTGGGGCATCTGGATCATGCGCTGAACTTGCTGGTTGTGACCCTCCTGCTCGATCATCACTTGCTTGATCTGCTGCTCAACCATCTGCTTGGTCGGCAGCTGCGTCTGAGACATTTCGATCATCGTAACGTCATCGAACTTTTCAGTGATAATCTCGCTAACGATCTCAACCAGATCCTTTGCCAGTCGCTGCATTTCGCGCTGCTTGTCGCGGACGCGTGAGCTGCCGTACTGGGTTTTGAGCTGCTGGGCGCCGAGCGTCTCTTGCGGGTCGGTGTCGCCGCGCATGATGTCGGCCATGCCCGTGATCTGGTAGATGTCATCGATCACCTGTTTGCGGAGCGCGACGAGCGCGGTGATGGTCTGCGCGATCATGTCGATCGGCAGCCAGATGATCACCTCTTTGCTGCCGCCGAATGCTGCCCAGTTCGAGATCGGCACCAGGAGCCGGCCTTTGGTGTGGGTCTTGACCGCGGTCTGCACTGCGTCGCCCAGCTCGGCGCCGCCGGCGGGATAGAACCCTTTCACCTCGAGCGCATCACTGAGCGCATGAATGCGGCCGGTGAGCGTGTTCAGCTCGTCCAGCTGGTCCTTGTACTGGAGGACATCGGGTACTGGCACGAGCGAGCCACGTTGCACGCTTCCGTAGGCTGGCTGCGGGCACGGAAAGAAATTTTGCAGCTCGAGGTGCGGATCATCCTCATCGAGAATGTTCTCGCAGCCCTTCGACACCCAGATCACGCGATTGGTGGTTTTGCTCCAGATCTCCCAGAAGCAGGCGCGCTCGCGGTTGTCGGCGCCGCCGATCTCCTTGGCGTCGCGATCGACCGTGTACTCGGCGTCCTGATACTCGTCGCCGGAGTATTTCTTGAAGCGCTTGCGCGCCTCCGATCGCGTCAGGTAGCTGGCGGCCGCGACCCAGGGCACCTCGTACCAGGTGCGCGCGATGCCATGCAGGAAATCGCGTCGTTGCTTGAAATCGATGCAGACCTTCTCGGTCTTGTAGAAGCCCTTACCTTTGCCCTTGCCGCTCTCGTAGCGGCACCAGGGCACGGCGCGGCCGGTGAGCACCAGATCATCGCGCACGAGCATCATGACGTCGTTGACGCGCGCCAGGTCGAACGACACAGTCGTGCAGCGCTCGAGAAACTCGCTCGCGGCCTGCGGTACCGGCCGGCGATCCTTGAACTTGGGCGTGACGACCGGGATCGGCGCCTTGGCGTAGATCGTCGGTTTGATCACCTCGCAATTCGCCCAGAACATCTGGAACGCCTTATCGCGTGCCATGTTCGCCAGGCGCTCGAGGTTGGCGTAGAGCTTGTCGATGTTGTCGCAAGTGTCGTTCCATTTTTCGAACGCGCTCTCGCTCTCCTCAAGCAAGTTGAGCCAGGCCTTCGCGCTCTTCTTCGGATTTGCCTGCGGATCGTATTCCTGATCGTCGTGCCGCAGATCCTCTGGATTAGTCTTGCCGGTGTCAGCCATCGGTGTCCGCCTTCTCTACCGAGCTGTCACCGCGCAGCGCGCGATCGGCAGCATCGAAGATCTCCTCGAGCGCATCGACGTCGGTGCGGCCGCGCAGCGATGCGACATAGACCGCGAACCCGCGCAGCAGCTCGTACTGCATCCGCAGCCGTTGCAGCTCGTCGTTGATGATGCCGCGGCTGACGTCGTGCGGCTCGTCGCTGGGATTGACCATGCGGTGCGGCGAGAACATGCGCGCGCCTGGGATCTTCTCGCGTTTGCTTGGTCGCATTGTCATCCGAGCAGCTCCTGCATTGCGGCGATGCGCTCGATCTTGTGCGGCGTCTCTTTGCCAGGGATGACGTCATGCCAAACGAGCACGCTGTCGTACTCGGGATGACCGTGGATCGCCATCATGTCCTCGAAACAGTCCCACACCGCGGTCGAGCCCTTTGCGGTGAGCCACCTGATCGCGCAGCGGCCGTCGCTGAAGATCACGCCTTCGAATTGCGGCTGATCGGACGGATTGGCTTGCAGCTCGTTGTGCGTCTCTTTTGGCACGTTGCGCCGATACATCGTGAATGCTCTCATCGGACCCTCACCACCACCTCGGTGTCGCGCAGCCTGGCGATCTCATCGATCAGGATGTCAATACAATCATGCAGCGATCGCCGGCAGACACTGTCGCGCGATGACAGCTCGTCCTCGATGCGCCACATCTCAGCCATCTCGCGGATCACGCGCACCGGCATGGAATGCACCTCGAGCATCATCACGCGTCGCTGATGCGTGAGCACCTCGGCCTTGCTGCGATCGGTCATGCGGTTCTGCGTGCGATCGGCGGCCTGCGACCAGGCGGCAATGCTGCTGACGGCGTCGACCATGTCCTGCTGCTCGGGTCTGCTCATAGCCTGATGCCTCCTCGTGGCTCGGGTGGCGGCGGGATGACGAACGTGTCAGGCTGCCTGAGCGGCTCTTTCACCTCACGCGTCGGCGCCGATCGCCAGGCCAACGAGAGGTAGCGAAACGCGGCCGCGGGGTGAGCTGTCCAGTCGTGTACGTCCGTCGCTCGAAAAGCCTTCTTCTCATCGTCCCACTCCCGGCGATACTGCTCGAGCGCTGCCACGCCAGTCTCCTCGCAGCGCGGGTGGAACACGCAGAGCGGCAGCGTGCGCCGAGCTGCGTTGATACCGTCTT